CCAAAACCATTTCATTTAGACCAATAGTGGCTGATGTAGCCAAAGACCGAGGAAATCGCAGACACAATTGCCATGCCCATCCAGAACCCGCCACGGCCTCGGTTAGCCAGTTCAATCAAAGTGTCTAATTGACCTTCCATCTTGTCAATCTTTGCCTCCATTGAGTCAACTTTTTGCTTGAGAACACCATATTGGACTAAATCAATATCAGACATTATTGTCTCTCTTTCTCAAACTGCAAGTTCTGTTGTTGTATTACGCCTTGACCAGCGCCAGCACCCGCAACGCCAGGCTTAAGCATAGTTCTAATTTGTGTCGGTTTAGGGGCGGTTGGATTGACTGCCTGTTGAATCAACTCTGCCGATCTAGCTTGTTGGTTTAAATCACGCAAAGCATTTGCACCCCATGCAACGCCTGGGAACTTAATCGATGCAATGTTTGTCAATAGTTCATTAACAGAACCAGATTTCACTGTGCCTTGAACCAAATTAGCGGCAGCAGAGGCAGTATTTGATCTATTCATTGCCCCGCCAACAGGCTCAATCAAAGCGTTTTCAGCCACTCGATTAAGTTGACGCAAGCCGTTCATCTGTTCTGCCGACAAAAACTTGCTTAATTTTTGACCAGTTTCATCAGTTAAGAACTTCTTTAATTGAGCCTGACTAAACTTAGCATTTTCATCACTGACATTGTTAGTAACACGATTTTTAATAAGCCGCATTACATCATTTTGAATTTGCGCCAAAGCCTCTGGATTGTTGGCTTGCAAATACTTTGTCATTTTATCAATTTCAGACACATTGCCTTGCAGAATGTGATTCTGAACAAACTTGTCAGGCTCTTTACCTTTTAGTGCATCTCTTAATGCAGGGATACTTTCAATCGTTGCAAATCGATCTGAGGCGGCTTTTCTAGCTTCACGGGCTACAGCACCCGCTTCGCCTGGCAAATTAGCGCCAGCCTCACGAATAGAATTTTCAACAGACCTACGCAATTGATCTAAAGCGTTCATTTGAACTGGCTTTGTTTTATCGTAGTTTTGGTTGATGTTTTTAATTAAGGCTTCAGCATCTTCAATTGTTGTCAATTTAAGTTGCTTGCCCTTCATCAAACCCAAGGCTTCAAGATTATTTCTCACGCCTTCAGGCAAAGTAGAACGACCAAAATCTTTAACTACTTTGGCATAGTCTTGAGCCAAGCCCTGTAATGGAACTTCTATGTCTTTGCCAGTTGAGTTTTTAAATGCGGTGTAAGCATCACGCACTTTTTGGGCTTCAAGTTTGTCTGTAGATTGCAAAGCGTTTCTAAGAGTAAATCCACTGTTGGTTACGTCTTGTCCTAACTTAGCGCCAAATTCATCTAAGTTTTGAATTAAAGCAGTGTTTTGTTTTTGTAACACAGCTTGAATTGGTTCACCTACATTTTGAACACCACGCAAGTTTTGCTCAACAGCATATTGCATAGGATCACGAGTCAACTGTCCCCTTAACATTGGGACAGGAACTTTTAAGCTATTTGCTTCAGAATAGTTTTGTGCAAATTGTTTAAAACTTTTAACATCACCAGTTTGCAAAGCATTTTTTGCTTGGTCTTTTAATGATGTAAAGAATGACTGAGGTAGTTTAGATACATCAATACCTGATTCAGAAATGATTTTGGTTGCAGCATTGTCCAATTCATTTGCGGGGACAGAACCACCAAATTGCTTTTTAACAGCATCATAACTTTTGCCCAAAGCGCTACCAAACATATGAACGCCAGCGCCAAAGCCACCACCAAAAGCACCGCCAGTTAAGGCTTGATTTAGTTTTTGGCTAAAAAATGGTTGTTCTTCATTTGTTACAGGGGTTGTCAAAACATTAGCAATAGCGCCTTGACCCGCACCTTTTGTTACTGCGCCAGTAAGGGTTGAAGCAGGGCCACCAAAGCCAGGCACTAATTTATTGATTGGATTAGCAACAAAACCAGTTACCTCACCCGCCAAAGCCGCTTTTGGTGATTCTTCCTGTAAAGGCTTAATAGCTTCTTGAGTCTGTTGAACATTTTGAGTAGCGTTTTGAACAATAGCATTTCTTTGCTCATCAGATAAGCCTGGGAAATACTTTCCAAGCAATTGCTGAACTGCGCCAACAGATTGCGAAATAGTACCCGCAGCCACATTACCAAATGCGCCAAGTTCTTTTGAGCCTGGCAATGATTCAATCCCTTGCATCAAACTTTTTTCAAGTTCTGTTTTGGGTTCAAACATTCTTTTTGCGGGCGGTAACGCAGCAGATGTTTGTTGCTGAGGAGCGGGTATGCCCGTTAAAGCTGTCTTTAATCCAGATATATCAAATGAATCTGCTGGCGCTTCCGTAGCTTGTTGAGCAACTTGTGGTACAGGTTGACCACCTTTACGGGCAATTTCACGATTTAATGCTTCCACATTTCTAGCGGAAACTTGATTGCCTTGAGCGGCTTTTTTTTGTTCTTTTTCTAATTCATCTTGCAAAGACTTTAAAGCCTCAGCATCTCTGCGAGACTGCTCATCTTTGCTAACAACATTAGTCCCACGAATTTCTACCTTAAAAGGTTGTTTATTCGATGTTTTTTCTTGGGGAACTCCAAGGGCGCTCTTTAAACCACCAAGGTCAAATTCATCAGCCATTACAGTTCTCCATTTACTAAAGCACCATAACGCTCTAATTTATCAAGCAATTTTTGCTGCTCAACAAGATTAATGTTATTGTCTTTTTTGTATTTATCCAAACCTTTTTGACCGCCAACATCGTAAGCATTTTTTAACATGAGGGCTTTTAAATCAAAAGCATCATTTATTGCGGCATCAAATTTTGGTTTAACAAATTGTTTGTTGGGACTTTTTTCAACAGCACGATCTAAACCAAGCGTATAGTTATATGCGTGTTGCATTAAAGGGCGCAATTGTTCTAATGATTTGGCAATAGCAGTAGGATTTTTTTCTGCTTGAGCTAACGATGCCAATGAAGCATCAAGACTTGACGCAAATTTACCACCAAGAGCCGCATTTTTTTGCAAGGCTAGATCAACAATATTCTTTTGTATAATGTCACGGGCCGCAGCCGCCAATTCTTCTGGCTTACTTCCCGCAATATTACCAACAATAGATTGCAAACCAGCAAATGCTTCTGAGGCTTTACCAGTTTGAGCCATAGGCAAGAATTTAAGAATGGTGTCAATATTGTTAACAGCAGTCTTAGATGGAACACCAGCTTCACGGGCGGCAATAATTTGCGCTTGATATGATTTACCAGTTTCTTCAGATTCACCAGCGGGAATGGTGGGCGCAGTTGCAAATCCTGCGGGTTGTTTTTGTGGCTCTGCCGCTTTAATAAGTTGACCAATTACACGACCAGATAGTTTGTCTCGAACTTCATAAATTGGTTGATTAGATATTGGGTCTTTTGCGCCAGTATCTTTGTATTCATAAGGATCAGTTTGACCCGCAAGACCCATTGTAGAAGTTCCTGCTTTTGCGCCAATAGCGGGTTGCGTAGTAATTGTTTTGCCGCCTTCTGTTGTTGTAATACTTGGGGCAAGCGCAGTCTGTCCTTGTGCTGGAGACAATAAATTTTGTGATGCTCTGATAGCAATGTCAGGCAATTGATTGGGATCGGCAAACTCTAATTGAGTTAAATAAGAATTTCCCAAAGCTGCCAATCTTGGGTTGTTTCTATTTTGATCGACTGTTTCTTTAATTACTTTTGCATAAGCCTTGGGGTCTGTAACTCCCGCACGACCAAGAACAGCAATAGGATTAGCAATCAATTCACGATCAGCTTGACCAAGTCCTAAAGTAGCTTTTTCGGCAGTAGTCTGAGCATTTCCCAAAGTGGTGAATTTAGTTATGTAATCAGCACCCGTCAAAGGCGCTATTGTTGGCACAACTCTGTTGATCTTGTCTAAGTCAATTCTGTTGTCTGTCTGGAAGTTGTTTGGATCAGCAAAAAACTTTTGCATATTTCCACGTTCAATATTTGCTTGTTCAGCAACAGACAAATCAATTTCACCAGTGCGAGTGGCTTGTTGTTTTTGTTGAAGTTCCAAAGGATTGATCTGAGCCGCTTGTTGGTACTGCTGTGCTCCACGGGCAAGATTAATCATGTCGCCAATGGATGCGCCTTGCACAGGCTTTATGCCTGTTGATACAGGGGTAAGACTTAAATCTGCCATTTGTTATCCAATCAAGCTGGTGGGGGTGTTATTGGTGTTTGTTGTTGAAAATAAGGATTTAAGCCAGGGTTCATAGTTGTTGCCCCACCAGAAGTAATTCCACCAGCACTTTGAGGAGTTAACAAACTAGAGAGAGTAAAAGCATTTCCAATATTACCCAGACCGCCAGCGTATGCGTTAGCTGCACCAATCTGACCCGCACCCAAAGCAGAAGCGCCACCAATACCCAACTGGCTCAAAGCGTTTGCAGTGTTTGATCCCAAAGTATTGGATTGAGATTGAGCTGCCTGACCAATGCCCGCCAAGTTTGACAGTCGGTTGTAAATGTTAGATTGTTGGTTTGTATAATTGTTAAAAGCCTGTTGTGCGCCTGTTTTAGCGTATTCTTGGGCAAACTTTTGTCGTGCCAAATCCACATTAGAGCCGCCACCGCCAACATTCATGGCTTGGCCTGTCGCACCAAGACCTTGTTCAAGCATGAATTTATAGCTTGGATCAAGGTTTCTAATCAAATCTTCAGATGTGAATTGCTTGGTAAACTCAGGCAACATCGTATTGATTTGATTTAATGCGCCATAACCAGCCTCACGATAAGGAGCTTGCTGTGCATTAAGGATGTCAAACATCTCACGTTGCTGTTTAGAAGCATCTTGAGTTGCCTGATATTGTGTTTGAGCGGCATTGGTGGCGGCTTTGGCTTGCTTATTAGCTCCAAATGCACCAAGTGCTGCACTGCCGATAAGTGCTTCTGCAATACCCATTTCAATTCTCCTTAATCAGCATACCGCTGTCAGATTCTTTAAAGCCAAGTCGTTTCAAAATATCGTACATATAGTCATGTCCAGATGTAACTCTTGTAGTTATTTTTGGCCCAACAAAAAGTTGTTTAAGCAAACCTTTTGTAACCCACATACGCCTCCACTCAGGAAGTATAGAAACGTGTAATTCATCATCTTTGCGGTAAACAGCGCCAATAACATCGTCATCTCGCTTAATAGCCTTGATTGTCCAATCTTTAACGGCAGAACAATAATCATCAAAAGCTATTGGCGAACTCCAATCAGTCGCTTTATAACCAACTTTGAGTGCTGTCTCACGATCATCAATCAATTGTGTTGTCATAAGTTCACCCAATACGTTCTTGCGATTGTACCGATAAAGCTAAAAAATGGGGTGGTTTTAATTTTCAAAATACACCCCCCTTTACGCCATTTAAGGCAGTGAAATCGGTGAACTTACCCGCTGCGGGAATAGTTAAACCAATGGTGGAATTGTTGATGGCAACATTGTCAATTGAACCACCTTTGATAACTACATTATTGACAGTCTGCGTTATCACATTGGGATTCATTAACCATTGCAACCAAGCCTGAGATGGGCGGCCTGTATTGGCATCCAAAAACTCAGAATATGGTATGTTGATGTTGGCATTAGGAATTGCCGTAGCCATCAATTATCCCCTGCGCTTGATTTGAGATTAGCGGAAACAATTACTGCCTTGATGGGGTCTGTAATAACAACCTCAAAGATTCTGTCCCTAGACCATCCCAAACGTCTCCAAATGGCTCGGTTTAGATATTGACCAATTTTGCCAATAGTCACCCAATGCTCGTTGGAAAATGTAGAACCACCATCGTTTGACCATCTAAGCATGGCTTGAGGATCATCGCCTTGACCAATATTTAAACCAACGCCAGGCTGAAATTGAATTTGGAATTCCTCAAAATACTGTCTTTGTAAGTCAGTAGTAAGGTGTTTTGCTCTGCGTAAACGTCTAATGGTCGCACCATCATCGGTGTAAACTTCGTTTTCAATGCTATATAACTTGCCGTTCTCATAGTCTCCTACGATATACATATTGTTAAAGTAAGCACCACAATTGGAACGATGGCGCTTATAAATAGCATTAGTAGAATCCCAATAAAGCCACTTGTGCCATGACTTTGTTGATCCGTCATAAACCCATGTCAAACCATTCCCAATTGAGGGAAAAGTGCAAACATACATTTCGTGACCTTCAATCTGATAAGTATAAGCAAAAGCATCACTTGTAATTTCGTTTGTCAAAGATTGCTCAACAGCATGAGTGGAAATCTTAGTCCAAGCATAGCCTTGCATCATCTCAATAGTAGAGTCGCCTCTTGTATCCTTACAAACGCAAACAAAGGAGTCGGCAAACCTAGCAAGTGAGAATCGTGCGCCAATACCATTTTGGCTAAAAGTGCCAGGTACTCGTTGGAATGGGAAAGTGGTGATACCAGCAATTACATTTCCCACATCAGTCCAAACCTCGGTAGTCACTTCTCCCAACAAATAGACTTGTCTGCGGTCAGCTATTAGCGTCACCAATAAATCAGATGACCCATCAGAACTGCCGTAAAGCGCCTGAGTTGAGTATTGTGATCCTAGATCAGTACAAGCCCAATTCTGTGTGCCTGGCTCGTTATAAATGTTGTAGTTATCAATCACATCCACTACATTAGCACCTTGCCATGGGCCATCGGTGCTTGGCAGAGTTGTGAAAGTATTGGTTCCCACCACCCATGTGTAACGATTTGGGCCATCCACAATGTAGGCAATCAAACCATTTGCATTGGTGATGTTGTCAGAAATGGAGACTTTGCCTGTCGAAGTGGTCAAAGTGCCAATTTGAGTGGCAACCATTGCAGTCGTTACTTTGTAAACCTTGTTACCCGACACCGCAATCAAGATTTGCTCACCTGACATTGTGTGGAGACCACGCACCTCACCAACAGCTAATTGGGTCTTAAACAAAAGACCTGGCGTTGGATAAAGCGCCACAATTCCTCTTTCACCAGGCTGTTTGGTAGGATCAATTTCAGCAAAGAAATTAATACATTCCTGATCATCCTGATAAATTGAGGGGGCAGTGTACGATGTACCAACAAAGCCAAAGTCTGCCATTATCTGAAGCCTCCATCCATGATGAAGCCAGCGTCCTTAGCTCTGCCTACCATCAAGCTCTCAGGGTAACGTGCAATCTGAACAGGCTTCATGTTGGTGCGCTTGATCGTTGCCTTGCCTTGTGCAGCATAGGCGTTAATCATGCCAATCTGAACAGGGTTAGCTTTGCCAAACATCGGCAACAGTCTCTCAGCCAAACACCACCGCAATGCCATGTTGTAACCTTGTGGCAATTGAATAGTGTCGTTTAAGCTGTTAAATTCTCTAAATATTGTCTGAGTAAATAAATGCAACTCACCCTGAGATGGGTTAGGGTAAACATAGATTGTCCCCAATAATTCTGAGGGCTGATAATAAATACCCTTTGCCCAAGGGCCGTTCAATTGCTTAATGCCGATGGATTCGTATTCTTCAAGGCTAAAGATTGTCAAAGGATAATCTAAATAACCACCCGCAATGTTTGAGCCGCCTTGCATTGTAGCCACACGAACAAAGCCTGATTCAATTGTTAGAGGTCGTTCATAGTAGGCTGTAATTGTTGTGCTAGAGGCCGTTTGGCTTGTACTAACAGTGTATGTGCCGCCTTCGTTTACATCGCCACCAGCGCCCGTTTTAAAAGCCACAATTCGAGTGCCAGGCGTAATTCCCGTGCCACTTAAAGTCATGCCAATATTAATACCACCCGCAGTTGCACCATTAACAGGAACTGTCAAAGTTGTTCCTGAAATTGAACCTGTAAAGGTAGCACTCATTTGACCGCTTGGGCCAATGGTGTATTGGACTTGGTTTTGAGTGGTCTTAAAAATAATTTCTGATCGATAGAAAACCATCATGTTTTCATTTGACCATTGGGCGCACATATCGTTCAGCATATCCAAGGCATCTTGCGCTTCATCAGCCGTTGGCACTTCACCAGCGGCAATAGCGCCAATATCCTTCATGGCTCTAGTGATGATGTCAAAAGGGGTGGTCATAATTTTCCCTTAAACATCCATTGCTTGTGAAAATTCAGGCAATGTTTTGATGTAATCGTAGGCTTGGGCAATAAAGTTTTTTCCTTCAATATCTATGGGAAAATCTACTTGATGTTCTTTTAATAAGTTTCCATCTTTGCTTTTGAAATAACGCAAATTTGCAGTTCCAGAAATTTTTGAAGCTGATACTTGATCCACTTTGATGTAAACATCATCAAAGCTAATTTCACCAAATTGGGTTTTAAATTGGATTGATTTTTGTAATGCCATGATTTTTCCTTATGCGTTAAGTTTTTTAGCGCCAACAAACTGAATGGATGCAAGAATTGAATCAGTTGTAATTGCGTATGTTGTTCGAATATTATTAGCGTTGATTGAAAATGTAATTGTATTTCCTGCGCTTATTACATGAGGCCCATTACCAACACCAGCTACACCATTTTTAATAACATTTAAAATTTCGTAAACGCCAGTTGTGTGTCTTTCACCCACTAACACTTCAAACATTGCATTATCAGCTGTGGCAAGCATTGCAAAATGATATGTTGCTTTAGTAGATGCCATGCCCACTAATGACAAATCTGACGTTGTAGATGCGTCAACTTGTATCTGACGATATAAACTAATTCGACCACCCCAACCATCGTGGATTCTCCATTCAGGGGTTCTTGTTGCGGGATCGCCCGTGTAGTTGTCATTCAAAATGTCGGCTGTGGTGACATTAATTCTGCGGGATTGATCCCGATATCCCGTATTGTTATATTCACCCGAAACAAAGTTATTTGAAACAATGTTCTTTGATGGCAATGCGCCATCTAGCATAAAAATGCCAAAGTTGTTGTAAGTGGCCGCATCAGGGGTCATAACGCTATTGCCTTCAACAACCACATTTTGACAGCCAACCAATCGGATGGCAGCGTGTGCGTTTGTTATAGGAGTAACGGGGGATGCGTTGTAGCCGCTGTTTATGATTGTATTGTTTGAAATTGTGCCGCCAAGTGCGCCAAGCACGTTAACTGTGCTTTCAACACTTAAACCAAATTGATTGCCAACAATAGTAACTTTTTTAGCGTAGTTAATGTCCAAAGCCGTCCCGTTTGAACCTGAACCATCGTGCTTGTTACCTACAAACACAAATTCATCTAGTGTTGCTGGCGCAATTTTAATTCTGGCTTGATATTCAAATTGGCATCCAGTTGCATATACAGAACCAGTGACATCATTTGCGTAAATTTGAAAACTTCCGCCAAAAAATTTGCTATTGTTGCAAACTATTGCAGATAAAACGTTGTCCATTCGAATATCAACAATTGGAGTGTCAAATTCGCACTCTACAATTTCAACGTTTTTTGCTGTTTTTGTTGCTTGTCCAGTTCCATCAAGCCAAATTGCAGCGTTAGGCATAGAGTAAAAATTACAACGTTTAATTCGTGAATCAATCATTGATTCATCGCAATAAATTGCGCTGCCAGTGCCACCGCTTCCTAGACCACTTGGGGCAACCCCCCATCCAATGCCGCCACGTGAATTGATTGTTCCCAAAGGGTTAACAATCCAAAACCCAATGTTTGCAATAGTCGAGCAATTGTTTGGCTGCAAAACAGTTCCCGTTGGGGTGTATGTTTTTTGCATTTTGATGATTGGTTTATTAAGGTTAACCACTCCGCCTGGCTCATTTCCTGTCGCAACTGGGATACTTGTTGCAGTGTCCATAATCAAACGTGTTGATTCAACTGTATAGGCAATATCGTTTTGACCCATTAACACCATGCCTGTATAAAGGCGCAAGGTGTTTGTCAATCGATAAGCGCCAGGTGGAAGCATCACCACGGGGGCTGCATATCCAGACTGACCGCCATTCATGTAAATAGAAGGTGGCTGACCATTTGTGAGGATAGAGCCAGCGGCATCAATTGCCGCTTGGATGGCGGCAGTGTCATCATGCTGACCATCACCATAAGCGCCAAAATCCATCACATTGAACCAATCGTTCAATTTGGCTTGAACAGTTCTCAGCGTACCATTCATTTTCTGAACAGTGCCGATCAATGATGAGCCATTTGTGCCAGAAAAAATAGCTACAACTGAAGCATAGTCCAAAGCCGCTTCAATATTGTCGTAAGTCGCAATCGATGCGCCAGTGGAATCTTGCAAAACAAATTTATAAAAAGAACCAAGAGTTAACCAAATTTCTCCAGATGGGACACGACCCGCTGAATCTAAAATAATTGGATTAGGGTGGGCGATTGAACCCGCTTTGGTTGTATAGGTTGCTTGGGGTGTTGTTGTTCCAGCGGCATAAGAATAAATCTTGCCACCAGATAAAGGCGCACCGCTGTTGCTAAAGAACTGTGCGCCAGCGCCAGCAAATAATGAAAGGCTCACTGTCATTTTAGTTTATCCTTATTTCAATTGGGTTTGTAGGAAACTGAACAGAATCAGGGAAACCCGCTTGTTTTGTAATATCTCTCAATGCTTGACGATAAGAACGCAATTCTGGCGTATCGTAAGGGCTATCAGGCAAAACCATGTAATCACTGTTTTTCAACAATAGATTTCGGATTGTTCTTGCTTCATCTTCAGTCATTTTTGCCCCTTATGCTGTTACATACCAAACAACATAATTACAGTTTGTTTGATTGCCGTTGTTTGTACTGGTCACACCAACATAAAAACGAGTTCCAGCAGTCACAGAAATAGATGCTGTATATGTGCCTGATCTTGTTCCCGCTGCTGTGCCTGTATAAGTTGCAAAAGCCACAGCACTAGCACCACCAACTTTATATTGGATAGCTTCCACAGTGTTGTCTTGTGCGCCTTGAATATATTGATAATCAATTCCCACAACAGTCACATCTTGATTCCAAGATGCAAAACCCATAAAAGTGCCACCTGATTTGGAATCAGTACCCAAACTAGGGCCAAGAGTCACAGAACCTTGAACGCCTTTTGGAGTAACCAAAGTTGGCGAGCCACTCAAAACAACATTAGTTGTGCCTGTGCTAGTGGTAACGCCTGTGCCACCATTTGCAACAGGCAAAGTCCCACTCACATGAGTAGTAAGGCCAATCTTGCCCCATGATGGCGCAGTGCTGACACCACCAGAAATTAAGGCATTGCCCGTTGCAACATCAGCAAGTTTTGCCAATGTTGTTGTGGTATCGGCATAAAGCAAATCACCAACGGCATAAGAAGTTTGTCCAGTTCCACCAGCTTTAGCTTTTAATGAAGCAGACCATTGTGGGGCTGTGCCGCTACTGGTCAATACATAATCGGCAGTTCCAATTGCAAGTTTCGTGAAAGTCGTTCCGCTTGCGTAATAAGTAAGATCACCAGCCGTGTAACTTGTTAAACCAGTACCACCCGCAGTGGTTGGCGTTACTTTCCAAGCAATAACTTGAACGGCATTAGCATTGTCTTTGTAAAACAGCTTGCCATCGGTAATGTTGATGGCTAATTCGCCACTGGCAAGATTTGCCGCTAATGGCGCATTAGTTGTTGTACTTGAATAGTACAACTGAATTGGGGTGTAGCCTGTCTGTGCCATTTAAATGCTCGGTGTAAAGACTTGAGGCAACCAAGGGGCAACCACAGTTCTTGTGCTTGTAGCCGCTTGCTCATCAAGCCTGGCCTCAACTTGTAAGCCAATATCTTTTGTAACCCAACCAATAACAATTTCCTCAGTCACTTCCGAAAATGGAATAGTGAGGACAGGCTCTGCAAAACGCCACCATCCTTCTGTTTCAATTCCATTTTTAACGCAAAAATACCTAGCGCCCGTGATCAGATCGCCATCGGCTTGAATTTCTAGTATTTTCCACATCAGAATGTGCCTCCAAGAACGCCACCAGTTGCGGTCAATACGCCTGTGGATGGATTAAATTTCAATTTAGTAGATGATACCTTAATAGGCAAATTTCCAGAAGTAGAAGTTACCCAAGAAAGATACATCTCGGCTGCCGTACTTGTATCGTCAGTTACCGCTACATTTGTAGCATTGGTTGCCGTTGTCGCAGTTGTTGCCGATCCCGCAGAACCATCGATGTTCACGCCTGTCAAAGACTGTGAGCTGCTTGATCGATTCAAAGCAATAGAAGTAGTGCCAATATAAAGGCTTGAATTGCCCAATACACCGCTTGGAATCGTTCCTGATAGTTGCCCCGCAGGGAGGCTTGTCAAACTCGCCCCAGACCCGCTAAATCCCGTTGAGGTTAGCAATCCTGTGCTTGGGTTGTAATTCAGCTTGGTAGAACTAACATATTCAGTCGCTAAATTGCCTGTGGTTTGATTTGCAAACAATGGATAACGCACCGCATTAGTGGTGGTGTCATCGGTCACAGTCGCATAAGCAGTTGGAGTTGTCCAAGTCGGTGCGCTTGAGCCATTAGAAGTCAGAACCTGACCCGATGAACCCGTTGCTCCCGATACTGCCAAAGTGCTGCTGAAATCTATTGTTGTGAACTTACCTGTTGTGGGAGTGGTAGCGCCAACAGTGCCATTAATATTAATTGACGCAGTTCCTGTCAGATTGGTAACTGTGCCGCTTGATGGCGTACCCAAAGCCCCACCATTGACCACAAAAGCCCCGCTAGAGCCTGTATTCACGCCCAAGGCTGTCACTACCCCTGTGCCTGTTGTAATCGTGCTAGGGGCTAATCCCGCACCGCCACCAACCATCAAAGCATTTGCCGCCAAAGCCGCAGAAGATGCCCATGCCGATGCGCTTGTGAAATAAGGAATACCACCGCTAGTCCCCGCCACAGTCAAAGCAAATGTGCCTGAAGTTGTGATGGGTGAGCCGCCAACAGAAATGATGCCACCCGTAAAGGTTTGGGCAACTGAAGTCACAGTTCCTGTGGTGGGTGTTGCCCAAGATGGAACGCCAGCCGCCAAAGTTAAAACTTGCCCGTTTGTTGCGGCACTTAAAAATGTTGTTGTGCTAGAACCAGTTTGATAGGGAATAGCACCAACAGTTCCATTTGCAAGATTTGTTACAGATGTTGCAGTTGCCGCATTACCTGAAATCGATCCTGTGATCGTGTTAGTCACACTCAGATTGGTAAGTGTTCCAACGCCTGTGATGCCTGTATATGATCCTGATATACGGGCTGTGTCAATCGTGCCGCTTGTAATTTGAGTGGCGGCAATTGCAATGTTTGTGCTACCCGCCAAAGTCAACTGGCCTTGAGCATTTACAGTAAAAGTTCCCACTTGAGAAGCAGAACCATATGCTGCCGCTGTGACACCTGTATTGGTAATGCTGAAAGTATTACCTGTAAGGGTTAACCCTGTTCCTGCCAAATAAGAACCCGCACCTGAAAACTGTGACCAAGGAATTGCAGTCACATCAATTGTGCCGCCTTGGTTAGCAGTGCAGACCCATCCCGTATCAGCTAGGGTTGTCCCTGATTCGATAAAAGTGAACGCTGATGGCACTTCTGCCCATGTGTTCATGTCGGATGATCTTGCCCAAGTAGTGCTAGATGCGACATAAATGCCGTTGAATTGGCTGCTTGACTGATTCTTCACCAGAATCCGATCACCCGCTGTCAGACTTAATGTCCAATCACCACCGCCTTGAGTGCCAAGACCCGACAAGGTAATATTTGCCGTTGTCGAATAAACGCATGATGCCTTGACATCAAGACCTTGGGCAACCGAATCCACATATCCTTTATTGGCAATGTCAGTGTCGGCAGATGGAGTGGTGGAGATCGTGCCAGTTACAGTGGTGATGCTTGTAAAGGTGGCGTTTGCAGGGCCATAGAAAGGCGTTCCCGCTGGCCCGACAAAGTATTGCAGGGCAAAGGTAGGCTCAGGGGCAAAAACGCCCTGAACAGGGACAATGTTGGTTGTCTGAGTGACAGCCGCGCTGTTAGACATTATTCAAAGTAAACAGTTACGCTTGCAGTGCCGCTAATCACGACATACAAGCCGTTTTCACAGTTAATGCCATCAAAAAAATTAATATTTTGTCCTGCTGACATTGTGTAAGTGTCAATTATTTTGACAGTTGTGTCAGGAGTTTGGGCATCGTACACAGTGATTGTGGGAGTAAGGGTAACGCTAGTGCAGAAAATGCCTTTTAACTTACCAGGCTGATTTTTCACCAAAGTGGTAGCAGATATTTGTGAATAATTTGACATATCGATGCCTTTCAGTTCATTAAATTATATGTTCTAAAAAAGAAAAAGCCACCCCTTTTGAGGGTGACTCTTTCAATTATTTCAAGCCATTTTAAGGCAAGAAAGTCAGGTCATAACCATAAATGAACACATCAGCGGTAGCTGCTGCGCCCTGAACAGTAGTACAACGAATGTAAAGGGGTGTGCTAGAAACAACATCGGTTGATGTCGCTGCGGTCACAACCACTTTAGCAGATGAAGTGTTGCCTGACAAAGCATAAGCAGATTTAACTGCTGTGCCTGTTGCGCCAGCGCCTGTATACACTGCCAATTGTGCGCTTGACAAGCTGACGCTTGCGTTTGCAACAATAATGCTTTGTACGCTGACGTTACCAGCCACCAAGATGGGGGCGATAGTGTCGGCAACTGCGTTTAAGTTAACA